GATCTAATTATATATCATATCACAAGATAAAGCAATATGCACTTGACAGGTGTGGATAACGTGATAAAATAGCCTTGTAATTATTATTGTTATGCAACTTACTGGATCAGAAAAACTTTTGTTTATCCTATCATTCATGGCTATGATGAATTGGGGAGTTCGTATTATGCAAAGTGTTTTCAATACTTTTTTATTCTCATAGATAGAGAGATGGAGTTTTAAATGAAAGATCAAAGTAGAATAGAAGTTGATTCATTATCAGAAAAATGGGATCGAGCAAAAAGTTTACTACTAGAGTCATTATATAAACCTGATGACTCATTACGTTCATGCTCGCATAATCAACAATGCTATCACGAAATGATGTCATTGCGTGATCAAACAATAGAGTACGTAAAAAGTTTATCTAATCCACACTAGGTATTAACTCGTAGGCATAAATTTTTGTTACTAATATCTTATTTTTTTAGGATTTCCTGACTAAATAATGATAGAATTAGGAACAACAAGATGAGTTAAAACTTATTTGTTATTTCAATTTTTTGGAGAGTAAAATGCACAATCGTATATCTTTCAATCAATTAGCCGGTTGGATAAATTTAGATGAGTCCTTAGATAGTTCAATAGAACAAACGGAGATGGTCAACGACTATTTTAACTGCCTAATAGAATGTGATGACGATCAAGCAAGTTGTAAACGCTACTGTAAAACACTTCTCACATGACCACGATCCCCCGAAAGGGGGTTTTTTTTATAAATACTTGTTCAAACCAAGTAAAAATACCTAATGAATGATAACAAGGCCGCCAAGAGATTAATAAAAAGAGCAAAATCACGTCCTGATCTATACAGTAAGGCAGATGTAATATATGCGAGAATACTTAGAAGAAGGCATAAGGCATTAAAAAAGTTGACAAAAGGTAAAAAGTAGTGTAATATTAAATGGCTATCACAATATTATGGACTCAAATTACAAGGAATACGTTCTCAAGGAACTTGACAACTTAGTGAGTCAGATTATTGAGGCCTCTGAATTTAATGCTTCAGAGAGTTATGGGGAGTTAATTAAATCATTACAAGGTCAAATTAACTATCATCAAGAGTGTATAGATAAGTGTAAGCAAATGTTGCTCTTAATAAATGCGGGTAAACCGCAAGTTACTGAAGTCACATCATATATGAATGATGATGAATCACCAGAGGCAAGAGCTGCGTTTGATGACTTCTGGAAATCACCAGATATTATGAAAGATAATGACGTTCCGTTCTATGATCCCGAATAATGAAGTATCATCTATACAATGAGAATCATGCTCATCAAGGTTCTTTTAATTCAGTTGATGAATTAAGAAGATTTTTATGTAATCGTAAGTATGATATAAATGATCGTACATACATGGCCGATACATTTGATTATATTAAAGAAATCAAATGGCATTTTGACATTGAAGAGTAATTATGTTAGTTGAATTAAAAAAACAAGAAATTGTTAAAATATGTCAAGTCCTTAATAAAAATAAGGAAGATGATGTTGTTGTGGATTATTTACATGACAGATTTAAAAAACTAAGCAAAATTTGTACTTGTGAGGAGACATGACTGAGAAAGATCCTAAAACTGGTTTATGGAAACACCCACAACCTGTAAATAATACAGAAAAAATGATTGATGATTTTATTGCTGAGTGTGAAAGGCAAGCAGCTAAATTAGAAATCACAGTCGATTATTACCTAGCAGAATTTACTTAACTATTATGTCAACACTTTACAGAATCGAAGAATTAACAACTCAAGGGTGGACTCTTTTAGAAAACAAGTCACAAAAACTTACAAAAGATCAGTGTGATGAAATGTTAGTAACATATATGAGGGAAGGACTTAATCCTAATAGACTGAGGGCTGTTGCTGATGTATGACCCAAAAGTAAATGATTATGTGCGTTGGACTACTGAACTAGGTCATGTGCATGAGGGCTGGGTGTATTACAAAGGAGAATCAGTAGATAATGATAAGAGAATAAAAAATGGGTGGATACCTGTATCAAATTATATAACTATTGAGATTGCAACGAAACCAAGACCACAGTGTGATCTATCTACGTTCTTTCATAAAAGGATTCATGTGTGTATATGTTGTTATGAGGAAAGTTGGAATGAATTAGAATTTATAAGAAGAAGAGTAAGTAAGCAAGATGATCGTGACCCAGATGAAAACATTAGTTATGGTGCATATAAATCTCAACAGTATAGACCACTCGACATTCAATAAGTGAGCCCTGTAAATTGTTTTTATAGTACAACAGTTACAAAATTATGAACTCAACAGAAAACATACAAGAAATCAGAGATTTAAAAGACACTTGGAGAAAGCAAAACTTCGTGTTCTCTGCAACTCAGCAAGCAAAATATGATTCTCTCATGGAGAGAAGAAGAGAGATAGTAAAATCTTACTATGAGAATGGTCTTGTCTATAAAGCCTCTGCATCTAAATAATGTATAAGGTATAAAAGAAAGATGAAAACATTTCGGGAATTTATAGCAGAAGTTTATGACCCAGAAGTACAGGGAAGATCACAAATTCGCAAACAAGGCGAGGGTGGTAGAATCGGTGCTAAACGTAAACAAAGTGAACCCGAAAAAAGAAGAATGAGAGCAGTTGGTGGTGGTAAGATGGTTCCAGCTAAAACTTACAAAGATCGTAAGGATATTGGAACACAACGTAAAACATCAGACCGCCAACAACAACCTACACAAGAGAGAGGATCAGCAAGGGAGAAACAACTAGCGGCTGCTAGAGCAGAGAGAAAAAAAGCAGCTCAAGCAAGAGCCGCATCAAAGGCTACTAAGGTAACAGTTTTGCCCTCGCAAGCAACATCTAAACCAAAACCAAAAACAAAAGCATTAAAGAAACAAGCGGATAAACTATTAGCAACTAAAAAGAAAAAAACAGCAGACCCAAATTATAAACCACAAAAAGCAAGTGGAATGACTCGTGATGAGAGACACAGACTAAGAAATGCAGCCCGCAGATTGATGAGAGACATGAGAGCTGGAAAAGATAAACCTGCATCAGCTTATGACCCAAATATTAAAAACTTTGGAAAACAAACTGGCACAAGTTATTCAAATACTGGTGTAGTTCCAAAAGGAAGAAAGAAAGGATCATAATAGAGCCCTCTAAATTGTTCTTGTAGTGAACCTGTAATCGTCTGTATGGCGGTTCAATACCTTTTATGGTATAATATTACTATATTATTGATTTTGATGATTGAATTAAGACCACACCAGTTAAAAGCTTTAGATGCTATGAGTGCATCAGATAAAGGTCAGATCATAGTTCCTACTGGCGGTGGTAAAACTATGTGCATGATCGAAGATGTTAAAAGACAATTCAAGTCACCAGTAAGTAAAACTATTGTAGTTGTTGCACCTCGCATATTACTTGCTAATCAGTTATGTTCTGAGTTCTTAGAGCAGAATCTTGATGGTGACTACAATGTTGGTGTAGATGTAATTCATGTTCATAGTGGAGAGACACACTTTTACAGCACAACTAAGTCAGATAATATCAAGCAGTGGTATCATAGTAGCACTAATCATATCATTATGTTTACTACTTATCATTCATTACACAAAATACAAGATACACTAGATGTAGAGGTAGATACAATATATTTTGATGAGTCACACAACGCAGTTCAAAAAAACTTTATTGAAGCAGTTGAGTATTATTCCATGTATGCTTCACGTTGTTATTTCTTTACAGCTACACCAAAACATTCTCTTACACCTTTCAAAGTTGGTATGAATGATGTTGATATTTTTGGTAGAGTAATTTGCAATGTACCTGCACCTAAGTTAGTTGAGCAAGGTTATATATTACCACCTAAAGTTGTTATCAATAAGATTGATCTACCTGATGATGATAGATTTACATACGAGCATGATAGAGATTGCGTATTAGATACGATTGATGCTCAAAATGTAGATAAGATTCTCATTTGTGCAAGATCAACAAAACAGATTATTAATCTAGTTACACATTCAACATTTGTTGTTGATCTGTTATCTCGTGGTTATTCATGGATG